GTCGAAATGATTTCCAGCCCCCCAATATCTGCCAATGCTATGTGTATTTGTAGCATTAACCATGTGGTCAACATTCGCAATAGCAGTTGATGTTGTTAGCGTTTGTTGTACCCCGTTTATATACATAGTTAAAGTAGTAGAGGAAGCATCAAGGGACACAACCAAGTGATACCACGCACTAGGGTCACGCAAGTATGCGGCAGTATCAATCAAACCTCTAGATGTTCCAGTTACAGTAGAGAAAAATCTAATCTGATTTGTGTTAGTAATAAATAAAATTTCAGTACGATTGTTCGCACTTGTGCCAGTACTAAACAACCTTGTGTATGTTCCTGTCAAAATACCAAATTTAACCCACCCGCTCCATGTCCAAGTCTTGCGGTTGCCAGCAGACGCAGGTGTCCGACTCAAATAAGCCGACGCACTAGACCGAAAGCGCAAGCTGCGGTCAATGAAGTAACCGCCCTGACCTGATGCGCCAGCTAGGATGTTGTTACCTAAAACACTCATGAGTAGTCAGCCGTAAAGACAGCGTGAATAGAGGTGGAAGTACGGACAACATAGTCAACCCGGTCAACAGCAGATGCTGTAGTGGTTAGCGTTGGAGCAGTGCCTCCAGCAAAGTCCCAATAACTTCCCCATGCCAAAGTGCGACTACCAGTGCCGTCTTGCACAATGAAAATGGAACCACTTTGTCCAGCAGTTAGGTTGGTAGGGTTAGCTAGTGTGCGATTGCCTCCAAGGGTGACAGTGAAGTTGTTGCTATCGTCCATATCAGGCGTAATGGTTGCTCCGTCTGTCAGCGTAGTGATTTCACCACGAATACCAGCAGTGAAAGTGTGAGCAACAGTAGGAGAGACAGCAACAGTTTGTACTGCTGCGCCATCACCAACAAACAACTTCAGGTCAGTGGTGTTAACAGCAAGTTCACCTGCCGTGAGAGAACCAGGAACAGAGGTGGTTGTACTGCTGTTCTTAGTGATGATTGTGTTAGCCATTAGTAAGTTCCCCCGTCAATCGTGGAAGATGATGTTAAATACCCAGCAGAAGCATGATTGCCCCAGCCATAAGCAGTGTCCCAGTTGGTCTGACTGCTAGTTGTTGGAATAGAATAGCCAGCAGTGAACGTGATAGCCAACGTACCTGATGAAGTGATAGGGCTACCAGCAATAGACAAACCAGTTGGCACAGAGGCAGCAACACTGGTTACAGTGCCCGTGTAAGTCTCTGCTGTTAAATACCCGCTGTCGTTAGTCCACTGGCTGATGTCCCCACTCTTGTTGGTAAACGTAGCAGTTGAACTTGGCGTAACATAGTTGCTGTCGTTAGTGAGAGTGGAGATGTTGTCACCCGGCTGTGTTGCACTGTCTGCTAACGTGCCCTGTGCAGCCGTTGCATAGTCAACAGCATCAGTGGTAGCTGCCGTGCCCAACCCTAAATTGGTACGCGCTGTGGCAGCATCATTTAGGTCAGATAGGTTGTTTACAACTTGCAAGAACCCAGCAGCATCTACAGCGGCAGCAGCCCATGCACTACCAGTGTAAACTTTTAGTTGGCTGTTAGCAGTGTCGTAATATAAAGCACCAGTTGCTAAAGCATTGCCGTCATTATCGGTTGCTGGGTCGCTGTCTTTAGCGCCTAAGTAACGGTCATCAAACGCATCATAAGCGGCTTCAGCAGCAGCTTGTGCAGCCTGTGCCGCATCCTTAGCAGATGAACTATCAACAGAACTGTTGTATGCGTTTTGTGAATAGGTGAGAGAATTGCTTGCGTAGGTTGATGCGTTATTGGCACTACCTGAAGCAGCAGAAGCTGAACCAGCAGCAGCTGAAGCAGAGGCAGCAGCGTTAGTAGCTTGCTCAGTGACAGCGGTTAGGGTAGCATCAGTAGTGCTATCACCTGCTCCACCAATCCCCCGAAATATAGCCATTACTCTTCTCCTGTGTCAGCCTTCTTAGGACGCCCCACTTTTTTAGGTTCTTCGTCTTCTACCTTTTCATACTCCGGGTGCTTCAACATCTCTTTGATGTCAAACTCTTCCGTGAAAGATAGGATTACGTGGGGGTTTTGTATGCTTCTAAATTTCATCTCTTTAATTACCTCGTGGTTGGGAAATAATTAAACAAAACAAACAAAGAAGGGGAACCCCCTAAGGAGGTTCCCTTCACAGTTCTAGCCTTAAGCCGGAACAGCGATAGCAACAGCCGAGGTGTCGCGCAACTCAGCCACGCCATACAGCATGTCCGAGGTGAACAACGTGCCCAAGTACTCTTGCTTGTACTGGGTCTGCGAACGTACACCCATCTGCTCAGCAAGAACAAAGGCGTCCTTGTGGAACATCATGGCAATACGGGCAGCACCCGAACCGCTGGTGGTGTCGCAGTTGGTGGTCACAAACACTTTCGTGCCATACACGTCACCAATCTGACCGTTACGGATGGTGTTGCCACCGCCGATCTCGCCAACAAAGGCTTGCTCGGTGAAACGCGACAGACCCATCAACGTCTTACGAGCAGACGGGGGAACCACGAGGTAGCGGTTGTCCATCGGCACGTCTTGGTCATCAAGGGTTTGAATGACGGTACGAATACCAGCATCGGTGAGAGCCGATTCGTTGTTAGAAGCAGCAACATAAGCCGTAGAGCCGTCACCACCAATAACAGCAGTGTTGTACGCAGCCGTACCGCCACCGCTTTGAACCGCACGACCCAACTGGATGATGTCGGTGTCCACTTGCTTAGCCAAAGCGTAGCCAGCGTCATCGGTGTAGAACCGACGCAGCGAGGCGAGAGCTTGAGCTTCCGTGATGTCCTCAATCAAGCGGCTATACTCATAGTGCTTGTTCACCAAAACCTGTTGCTCAGATTCGGTGGCAGCAATGAGCGTCACTTGGGTGGAAGCAGCCTTAGCAGATGCCGAGCCACGGGTGGGCTTCGGAATATGCAGGGTGTCACCCTTCTTGCCCTTGAAGGACATCTTGTTAACGAGGTTAGCCATAACAAGATTCTTCTTGTAGGCTGCGATAATTTCGTCAGACCACAACTCGGGGATAAAGGTTGCCGCAGTCGTGTTCGTGACATGGTTAGTACCAAGTGCCATGATAATTTCCTTTCAGAATGATTTTAACGTCTGACCCGTCCCTCTGCATACGCTGCCATAATCTCAGGCTGTAGCGCCATGTAGCGTTCAGGATCACGCAGATTTAGATTTTCGATGTCAGCGTGACGATAGATTTTCTTTGACCGGGGTTCAGCACTAGCCTTAGCGGTTCCAGTGGACGCAGCCTTAATAGATTGCTTACGTTCACTCTCACCTACTTGCTTACGTTGACTAATGATTTCGTTTCTTTCCTTCCAAAGAGAAAGGAGTTCATTTGCAGATTCAAAATCATATCTAGTATCCGCTTGCAAGTAAAGGTTTTGCCTAACCTTACTAGCCATAATCCAGTCCTTAAAAGCATCACTGTTAGTGATGTCTTGAAAGTCAGGATGAGCCGTTTTTAAGTTTGCTAAAGCCTCAGCCTTCTTTAGTTGAGCAGCTAAAACCTCTGCTTGCTTGACCTTGGGATGTCGTTCAATTTGTTGTCGAACATACTTCTCAGGGTCTTCGGCTATGTCTACGTCTTCTTCTACATCAGGGGCTTGTTTTGCGACAGTTTGAGCCTGGACGAACTCCTGCATCATTCGTTTGAGTTCCCCGATTTCAGCACCTTTTTTACCAAAAGCCTTCTCGACTTCTTGGTGCATCCTGATAACATCCTTGATGGACTTACCACGATATTTCTCAGGTACTTCCTCTTCGTCCTCTTGAGGTTCTTCAGCTTGTGCTTCCTGAACAGGTTGAGCTTCTTCCTGTTCTTCTTGCGGCTCTTCAAAAACCTCTAACGATGGTTGCTCTTGTTCCTCTTCACTTCCGTCAATAAAAGTTGCCATACTAAAACTCCGTGCTAAAAAGCATTATGGAAAAAAATTACTCAGAACGTTTCCGTTCTTGTGCTATCTTCTCGTTTCGCTTGCGTTCCCAACTATGGTAGGCACCGGGAAAACTACCTGTAACGCCCTCTAACTTTACAAGTGGTTTGCTCACTATACGAGTAGCGGTGTTGTCACAAATTTGGCAGCGGATTGTGCGGTATTCCTCGTCCACATAAGCCTCAGAGCTGTGACCCTCTGTACAGACAAATTCATAAATCCTCTTCATGCTGCCTCACGTTGAAAGTCTTCGTAACTATTTACGATAGTTTCTTCGTAAGACAAGATGCGTTGGATTGCCTCAACTTGCCCTTTCCTATACCAAAACTGATTAGCGTCTGTAATGGTGGTAATGTTTCCTAGCATCTCTAGGTTGTCACCTATGTCCTCTAGGAACTGTTTCCACCCTTTTGAGGCAAAAAGTTCTAGTAAGTTTTCGTAATAATCTTGCAGTTCTCTATCCATCTCTTTATCCTTTCCTTGGAGAGATGGCATATATTATACCATAAAAAGTATTATTTGTCAAGTCTATTGTGTTCGTTTAGACCCCATTTGTGCTAGAGCTATACGTTCATTAGATTTAATATCTTCCTCTTTAAGTAAGAGTTCTGCAATTTTAGCCCTCTTTTTAAACTCTTTCTCGTCTTCATCCCCCGGCTGGAGGTTGGTAGCAAGGGCAGCAGCCAGTTTAGCTTGTACCACCTGTGGCTCCAACTGAGCTTCCACAGAGTACTTGTTAGCCCGTGCGCTGCTCTCTTGTGCCTGAGCCTGTAGGACAGCCGTTTGAGCCTGCTGCTGCTCCATCTGAGCCTGTACTTGAGCCTGCTGAAGCTGTTGAGCCTCAGGATTGGGCTGAGACAGTTGCTGCATTTGGGCAATAAGTTCCTCACGATTGGACAGACCCATGTTGTCAATGACAGCGGTCACTAACATGGGGTACATTGGGCTGTCTTGACCCAGTGTTTGCAGAAGTTGTACCAATTGAGTCACCTCGTACTCACGGGCAATCACGCCCAACGAGCTACTTGGGATGAACTTGAAGTCCTGAACCGGGTAGTTGTCCGGGTCAAACTGCATGTAGCGCCAAGCAGCCTTAGAAACCAAAGGAATAAGAAAATTCTCTTGGAAATTAATCAAAGTCCTCTTGTGACGCTTGATGATGGCACCCAGCGACATGGACACAGCACCAGCGGCAGCGTCTCCGTTGATAGAGCCGGGGATGCCAGCGGCGTCAACAGCGCCAGTAGCCATCTGAACCATCTTCATTAACTCGCCAGCCTGTGAAAAGGTCACTTGGTCTAGGGAACCAAAGCGGAATGGCTGCAAAATCTCTGCTGGATTGCCGTTGGTCAGGATGGTTTTGCCGGGACGTACCTCCAGCTTGGCACCACGAGGCATACGAGAGGCGTCCATAGCCAGCATTGGATGTACAGTTAGTGCTAGGGCGTCGATACGGGCACGTAATTCAGCGTCTAAAGCCTTTTGGCTGTTATATCCCTTCTCACAGATACCCCTGCCCCAAAAACGACCAGGAACCATGTCCCAAGCAAAGGCAATAACTGGGCGATCTTGCATCATGAAGGGGTTTTCTTCGGCTTTAAGAAGAACGCCGTCGTTAGCAATCACTACCATGGCTTCTACATAACCTTCCATCTCCTCATCATCTTCACCTTCCAGCTCTTCTACGCCCTCCATTTCCTCATCGTCTTCATATTCAGGGCGTTGCATAGCTTCTTTGAGCAAAGCACGGGGAACCAGCCCATAATATTTGACCAACCTTACTTTGTTTTCGTCAAACGTAGCCAATTCCTTGTCTGCTTCGATGTCAGAGTCAGGAGAGGCGTCTGTAATGTCCTCATCGCGGTAGATGCCGTTCTCAATTCCAATTTCTACCTGATGCTTAGGCACAAACTCATCAATGATGACACCCAAAGCCTCCTCAATTGAGGGGCTAACAGGGTCAATAAGGAAGTTCTGTGGTTGGATGGGGCGTAATTTAACCACCACACGGGGTGAAACATTCACACCAACCGCCTGCATAGCACCTTCCATTATGGGTTGGGTAGCTGGCTTCATCTCTTGCATCTCTTCCAACACCAACTCACCCACACCTGTACCATAAACAGCACTATTTAGAATACATTCTGCAATGGCTTTACGTGTTTTGGTAAACTGAAAGTCTTCGATTAGCTGTTCACGCATGTACGCTACGTCTGATGGGTCTTGGTCTTTGCGGTCATCCTTGATGTCAAACCACTTACCACGACCAAAGGTAGCCTCTTCCACCTCCGACACAGCAGATTCCACTGCTTGCTGCAAGGCGGGGCTAATCAACCTGCTGCGTTCACTCTCACGGGTCTTGTCTTCAGCAGCCCAAATGCCACGCCACAAGCGGTAGTATTCATCAAACTTCTCTTGGTAATTGGACTGGTAGTGGTCACGCCAAGTGTTGGCTTTGTCCATCACCCAGTCTTCTAACTTCTGTTCCATAAGGTTTTTTTCTTCCATTATGTTTCCTTTTAATAGCCTGCTACGGCGTCAAGCATTTCGTAATCATCTTCTTCAAAGTCAGTAACGTAACTAACTTTGGCTAATTGTTCAATGTAAGACAGCGAGTCCACCAAGTCATCATGCACCATGGGGTTAGGGAATTGAAACAACTGATCTAAGAACTCAGAGTTCCACTCTCCCTTGTTAAGTTTTACATACCCATTCTCAAACCTACCCTGCAAGCTCCACACAATGCGGTCAGTCTTCTTCTTGTTTCCGTGTGTCAACTCGTCTACCCGGAAGAAGGTTTGTGTTCGTCGCATAATGTCGCTGAGGTAAGGCATGACAGCTTGTTTGGCTATCCCTTTCTCTATTCCTGTGGCAATTGGTTCATACTTTTTAACAGCATCAAATATCTTCTTAGCCGTCTCTTTTACGTCCCACCTACCATAAATTATTTCTTGCACATACCAACCATCTTCATTAACTTTAACAACACTGATGGCTGTGTTGTCCAACCGTTTATTCTTTACCTTCTTAGCCCCTTCGTCTTCAAAGCCTGCTAAGTCAATGGCAATGTAATAGTCGCCACGTTCAGGTGCATCTTCACTAAACTTTACCCAATCTTCTTTAAACAGCTCTCCACCCAGTGCTTCAAAACTTGCCATAAATTCTTGGCGAAATGCAAAGGATGACATATTACGTTTTGCAGATTCAATCTCTCCAGCATCGAGGATAGGGTTGTCAAATGATGTGAAATGAAAGCTCTTAAACGTTTCATCGTTTCCTTGGCTTCCATAGAGGTATAGGTCATAAAAGTGGTTCCTTCCCATTGGCGTACCAATGAACAATGCTTGACCCTTTTGGTCAGCTAGTGCAGGGCGTAGGATTTGTTCCCACACCTCAGGCTTCATGTCTGCATACTCGTCCATAACCAAATACTTTAGCGAAACACCCCGCATGGTTTCAGGACGGTCAGCACCCTTTAAAGAAATCGTGGCTCCATTGATCAGTTTGATTTGTAAGTTGTTAATGTGGCTTCCCTCTATAACAGGATGCCCGACCTCCAACAAGGTTTGCCACATAATGTCTCGGGCTTGACCTTGAGTAGGAGCCACGTAAAACACATGCCCTCTGTCCGTCTGTAAGGCATTCACTATCAGCAGGTAAGCAGCTAGCCTAGACTTACCTGTACGGCGTCCAGCAGCTACAACCTTAAACCTAGCT